TCCAGTATCGCCTTGCCGTGGGCTTCGAGAGCGCCCATCGGAGTGTAAGCGTTGCCGTTGCCTAATCCGGCCAGCCCAGTGGCAATTGCCTGGCCTAGCCTGTCGAGGGCTTCGCTAATATCTGCAGCTTCCATAACATTCCTCCATCACCAGACACCTATCCCCGGCCCGGTGGCCGAGTAGCACATCGCCAGGGCGTCAGCGTCGTCGGGACTTCCACCGCTGGAGCGCTTCTTGAAGTCGTCCTTCGACTCCAGCTTGATCCGCCGGTCGCCCTGGACGGTGTACCGCCGCGCCGATAGCTGGGCGATAACCGCGGGATTGTCGTCGATGTCGATCGTCCCATCCCGGAACGCTTGCCCCAGTTCCAGCCACGCCTCGGCAATCGCGTTGACGTATCGGTCGGAGCGCCGGGCTTTCTCGCCGCCGTTGAACGGGACGATCCTGACCCGACCGCCGGCCACACTTTCTTCGTTCAGCCGGTCGGTTACGCCGCCACCGACTCCCGTGTCGTCCACAATTATCGAGCCCACGTCGGGGTCGTCCTCGGCCATGGCTTTGAGCCGGCCCGCTACTTCCTGGGTATCCCTGCCTTGGGACCTCCAGACCAGCCGGCAGACGTTTCCCTGCCGCCGGTATACGACTGTCTTGTCGGCGCCGAATCGGGCCACGTCACAGGCCAGCGTAGCCTGGCCGACCGGCTCAAGCTGGCGATCGACCGCTTCCATCAAGAGCGACCGAGGCACAATGGCGTCCTCCAGATTATCCGGGAAGCGCCCCAAAACCGAAGCGATATATAAGGCGGAGTCAACGCCCCACTCCCGGCGCCGCTCCTCGACCTGCTCGGTCGTTACCATGCCGGGAATTATCTCCCGGCTTTGCTGGACGTTTGGCGTGTCGCCCGCTGCGATCGAGATTGTATGATAAAGGTCCGCCCCGCCATGGAACGCCTCGTAAAACTCGCCGGAGCTGGCGAAGGCGTTGCCGGTCAAAAGCATCCGGGCCGGGTTGAGCCGCTTCACCGCGTCGATGTGGGATTGCTCGATGTTGTGGGCCTCGGTCAATATGACCAGCAGATTCGGGCTGTGGAAGCCTTGAATATTATATTCGTTGTCGGTGGAGAAGCCGACCGCATAACGCCGGTCGTCATATTCCCAGCGGGCCGTCCGGTACATCTGACCGCCCAGCGGCATCCGCGCCGTTAGGTATGCCGAGCGGGCTTCCTTCCAGACTATGTCAGAGACTTGCCGGTGGGTCGGGCCGAGGACGACGCAGATCGCCGGCGACCGGGTCGCCATCCACCAGAGCATCACCCTGGCGCTTTGCCAATCCTTGCCGGTCCCGTTGGCGCCGACGACCGCGACGCGGCTGTGGTCCCGGACCGCCCTTGCCATCTCTAACTGCTTGTCGTAAACCGTAGGCGATCCCAGGATTGAGCGCCAGAAATAATCCGGGTCTGCCCTGGAATGGTCGGCCAGGAATTGAGCCTCGGACTGGGACAGCGTGGTCACCGGTCCGGCCTCCCCTTATGGAACGTCAACTGTGGCAAACTATTCGGCCCGGTCACCCGGACACTTTGCGAACATTCCAGACACCAGGCCCACCGGGTCGTCTTGCCGTTCCTCGGCGTCAGCCTGGACTCTACGCCAGTCATCGCCGGCGTTCCGCTGGCAAGGCAAACGATCCGCCGGCGACCGCGGGAGTCGGTGGTCTCAGTTGTCCGCCCGTATTTCCGGGCCGGCTTCCGCGCCCATTGCCAGATCGCACTCAGTACCGACATTATTGGCCTCCACGACTTGACCGGCGCCGTCCATCGCTTCGCGGAGGAGGTCCGCAAAGGTTACGCCGCCGACCATGATGTTCTGCTGCTGGAGTTGGATCAATGGTTTATCCGGGACAAGTCCGCCGATAGTATCCAGACGGCGGAGGATGTCCAGAACTACCCCGGTTGCTCTCGCGGCTTGGTCGCTGTCCTCACCGATAGCCTGGTCCCACCAGCGGAGCAATAACCGCTCATATCTTGCCCGCTGGAGATTATATTCTAGCTGAACCGCGGCCTTATCGTCGCGGCGTACCTCGGCCAGCCGGCGGTGGATGTCGTTGTGGATTTGAGTTTTGGAGACTCCGACCTGTTCCGCGATGGCTTGCTCGGTCGCCCCGGCCATCTTCATCTGGAGGACTTGGGAGCGTCGATTCTCTGCCGCCAATGCCTTGCCGTTATTCAAAGCCACGATTTAGTCACTCTCATCGTCATGCGGCCATTCTACCACATGGCGCAATATGCGCTCGATCTCCCCGTTCAGTCCGTCCGGGCGCCAGAGATAATATTCCACGCCGGGACAGGATGCCAACGCGTCGCCCCATTCGTCCTGTCCGGGAAGCCAACGGCTGCCGGCTTTATTCATCCGGCCCGTGGTCAGCCGGCCCTTGACCGTCTTGAGTTCCGCGAATATGACACGGCGCTGGACCGGATGCACCATCCGAAGGTCCGGCTCGCCCGGCTCGGACTTCCTGGCGTCGTAAGTAAAGCCGACGATCCAGCCGTAAGTCCGAGCCAGGTCGATAACGGTCGCCTGGAATTCCTTCTCGGTTATGAGTTGCAACCTTATTTTTTAGGCTTGCCGGTCAGTTGCAGGGATGGCGGGACTTGCTCGATCCCCTGCGACGGCTTCCCCGCGTATTTATATTGCATCTCCACAACTTTCAAGAGCTTACCGCCGGCGTTACAGACGGCGTTAGCGACAGGCGGCGACAGCCGGCCATCGATGACGTCGGACATGACGCTGGACATCAGGCTGGCGAAATCTTCGGCGGTTGCGATTCCGCCCTTGCTGATGCCAAGGCTTCGGGGGTCTTGAGTATTTTCCGGACTTGTCTCAATAACGTCTTGCTTTCTTTTATCCATTCCTTCTCCTTCTTTATCTGGCGTTTTTTTAGTATCCAGTCCCGGTTCCGTCGTTCCTGATGCCTCCTTCCGGCCTTAACCCATATCCGCCAACACCGATCGCATACTCCCGACTGCATATACTGCCGGCGATCACCGCATCCGCGGCAGTGTATATCCCCGCCATGAAATCGGGACTCCAATGCGGCGACGACCAACGGATGCATCCACATGGCGGCTTTTCGTTTGTCGCTCGCCGTGTATGGGTCCCATCCCCAGGATTTACTGGTCTCCGGAAGCCACCGGGATACCGACATACGGCGTGGTAACCTGTGGGAATAGGGTTCAAATGAGATCGGCCCCTTCCATTCAGACATACCGACCCCCTCTTAGCGGATCAGTTGCCGCCAACACTGGCCGCATAATCCCAGGTTGCCGATTCCTGTCCCACCGTTGATATGTCGCTGGCACTTCGGGCAGATCGCTGACATATTACCTCCTTAAAATCCCGGCATCCGGGGCCGGTCCTCAAGGTCGGCCTCGATGTCCGCGGCTGCTGGCTCCGAGTGGCCGCATGGACAGATCAGCAGAAACTCCGGCGGCTGATGCGGGTCGGGTCTCAAAAGCTCGGCGGTCATGGAGCCGCCACATTCTAGGCAAGTCCGTTTGATTATTTTCATTTGCGATAATCCTCTGCCGTATTATAGACAAGCGCGACCTCTGGCAGATCAGGATTGCCGGCATATAACCGGGACGCCAGACGGTCGCCCATCCGGGAGGCCAGCGCTTCCTTGGTCAGATTGGTCGCCATTGCCAGCCAACCGCCGGAGTGGAGCCGTTCTTCGATCGTTGTCGTTAGCTGCTCCCGGACCCACGGCGTCGCCGCTTCGATCCCGATGTCGTCCAATAAAACGGTATGTCGGAATTGATACCAGGCCGTCAGGTCGTGGACGTCCTCGCCGGCGTCGGAGTCGTATGTATGCCGGAGGCGGTTCAGAAATGTGGAAGCGAGATCATACCGGACAGTCCGACCGCAATCGAGGGCGTGGCGCCCGATAGCTTCCAAAAGGTGGCTTTTGCCGGTCCCGGTCTGGCCGACCAGGATCAACATCTTCGGTCCTTGCCCGGAGGCGAACAGTCGCGCCGCCTCCAGCATCTTCCCGGTTCCCGGTCGCTCGATGAATGTCTGAAAAGTCCGGGGTATACCGCCAGTGGGAAGCGCCGCCTGGTTAATGCGGAATTGGTCGGTGCGGGCCTTTTCCTCTGCTATCCCCTGACACCGACACCGGGCCGACTGAAGAACACGCTCGGTCGGATCGCGGTCGAGTAAAATCCGGCGCACGTCCGGGTGTGTTATGTCAAAATAGCCGCAGACCTGACACTGGGAGTCGTCCGGCAATGCTTCGCCGGCGGAACGTATCCGTTCGAGTGCTGACCCTAAACTTTGCATTATTGATTAACCTCCTGTTTTTCTGGCTCCCGCGCCTCATGCGTCGCGGCAATTGCAACCCAATCCGGGTCGTTGGCCGATTGAGTCGCCGGGGCGCGGTTATTCCCACTATTGAATCGTGATCTGGACTTTAGTTGACCTTGACCTTGCCAGCTATCGCGGTCGCGGCGTAGCCATGCCTGAAATGTAGCCCAGGCGTCACGGTCTGTATTTTTTGTTTTTAACATGAAGGCTTTTAACTCGTAGGCATAAACTATAGCCATCTCAAGAGGTATATTTTGGCGGGTCCTCCACGCCTCGGCTTTCGGGTAGGAGTTTTTGA